AAAAAATGTAAATATTCCAGTTTATACAAAAGATGATGATATTTTTAATTATTTCAAAAGTATGTATCCCAAATCAATACAGACACAAATTAATAACAAAAACAAAAATTTAATAATTGAAATATTGTCAAATGGGATGCAACCAGAAACAGGTATATATTGCGTTATTAATCAACAAGTAAAAAAAGAATCGACAACAAGAAGGTCGACCAGGAGAGGTGGTAAGAAAACCCGTAAACGAAATACTAGACGCAATAAAAAATACTAATTATGTTTATTTTTTGCTAGCAAATGGTCCACTAACCAATTTACTTTGTCCATAATCAGTTTTACCTATTACAATGTTTTCGCCTTCAAATAATTCATTACAAATATCTGCAGTAGAAATACTATCTTGGTCTTTTAATGCGAGTTCTTGTGTATTTATATTATTGACGCCAATTAAGTTGCCATCTTTATCAATTGTTTGAGATAATGAGTTACCAGATTTTTCGGCATTCTTAATATTTTCCTCAATTGCCTTTTGCTTCGTTTCCTTAATACGCTGTTCAAATGAGTTCTTTGCGTTAGTTTCATTTTTCTGTTTTTCGCTCATCAATTGATTTAACTCCTCTTCCATATATTCAACTCTTCCAGTTTTATATGCTTCTGGGTCCCATGGCATCCACATACCTACTGGCCCAACCATAATATCATGTGCGGGGTCAACTTCTCTAAGCATTTTACAACGTAATTCTGCTTCTTCCATAGAAGGATAAGACCCACGTATTTTTAGCCCTCGTACATTCGTTTGAAAATTATGAATACGAGTAAATTCTTTTTCTAACTCAGTTTCATTATTATCTAAAAATGTTTTATATTCATCAGTCATACTACTCTTGGATAATGATTCTTTTTCATCTTTAACAAACTCCTTGAAATCATTAGTTAAATCATCGAACGACAAATTATATTTATAAGAAATAAAATTAAGAAATTGAACAAATTTTTCCATAGATTTGTTTAAATCCCAGTTCTTTAGGAAACTTTCAAATAGAAATAGTTCTTTTTGTTTTAGAATTTTTTCGGGAGATACAAAAGATACACATACGAATTTTTGACCAGCAATAGGTTTATCTTCTTCCAATAAATCAACATATTTAAGGGATGCCTTTTCACTATTTTGTTTTTTTCCAAAATTTGACTTTTTAGAACGTTCCATTTAGATACTTATTTTATTTATATTTAAGTTTTTTATCGCAATTAATATTTTTTTCTTTTTATTTAATATATAATGAGCGGTCTAATAAATGTTGGCGAACTTGTCAAAAGAATTATTAAGTATCTTGTTGAAGGATTAATGGTTGCTATTGCTGCTTATGCTATTCCCAAACGTTCTCTAAACGTTGAGGAAATTGTCTTGATTGCTTTAACTGCTGCCGCAACATTTAGCATTTTAGACACATATATTCCATCTATGGGAGTTAGTGCTAGATCAGGCGCTGGTTTTGGTATTGGTGCGAACCTAGTTGGATTCCCTGGTGGACTATAAAGATAGTATATTAGCATAACTTTATTTTTACCATAAACTGTTAACTAATATATCTAATATATCTAATATATCTAATAAATTTACAAGTATAAATTTATTTGCAACTAATATAAACATAATAACTTATATGATTTATTATGTTTTATAGAATAATTAGCAACAAATTTAATATCAATTGTTTTATTATATTAGGTGGATTATCTGTTATAACTGCCATTACATGGGTAATATCTGTTCTTATTTATCAAAAGTATATGTCAAATAAGATTTATTTGCTAATATTATCATATTTATTGGGCTTAAAGCACGCACTAGATGCGGACCATATAGCGGCGATTGATAATGTTACAAATAAACTAATACAAACAGGGCAACAACCAGTAACAGTAGGATTATTTTTTTCACTAGGTCATTCTACAATAGTAATAATTGTAAGTATGTTATTAGCTATATTAACAAATACATTTAATAATGAAATAAATACTTATAACGAAAATAGTAATTTAATAGGACCTATTATATCTGCGTCATTTTTGTTATCCATTGGAACTATAAATTTAATATCAATTTATATAATTTATAAAAATTTAAAAAATATTAAAAATACGTATGAAAACGGTGAAACAATTAATTGGAATAAAGTATTGCAAAAAAACGGGTTCTTTTCATATTGTTTTGGTTCGAAATTATTTAAATTAATAAATATACCTTGGAAAATGTATTTTGTAGGTTTTCTATTTGGTCTTGGTTTTGATACGGCAACCGAAGTAGCATTATTAGGCATAATTGCTATACAGTCTGTAAATGGTATATCTGCTTGGATTATTATGCCTTTGCCATTTCTTTTTACTTGTGGTATGTCATTAATTGACACGGTTGACGGAATTATAATGACAAATGTATATGGTTGGGCATTTATTAAACCAGTAAAAAAAATTTATTATAATTTAATAATTACACTAATATCTTGCGTATTTGCGCTATTTATTGGTTTTATAGAATTATTAAGTATAATACAACCTTTTTATTCAGATGATAATACAGATAATATATTTTGGCAATTTATAATTTTATCTAGTGATAGTAATAACTTCATGATAATTGGTATAAGTTTACTATGTTCATTTGTAATTGGGTTCGGTTTATCGATAATTATGTTGAAATTCGGTAATTTTCAAAATACCATTGAGATAATGGGAGAAAACAAAGAAATAAGTAATGAAATTATAGACACAGAAAATATTACAGAAAGCATAAATATTCAAATAGAAAACGGTGTCTAATTAAATATTATTAAATATTATTAAATAGTAGGTATAAATTCCCAATTTAAATCTAAACAGATTTTTTTCCATATTTCGTCTTGCTCCATTCTTTTTTCTGGGTCTTTTAACATAGGGAATTGTTCTAAATATTGTGTTTCACCTAAAAGTTCACATAATTTATAAGCAGTATAATAATAATTTAAAAAGTTAATACGGTCATCAGGACAATATTTAGAATAAGGAGATTGTAATTTAATAAATAAATTACATAATGTTTCTTCTAATTCGGGGGACATAATTGGCGGCGATATACCTAATTTGTCTTTAATAAACGGTATATGTTCATAAAATTTATTATATCCTAATTTTTTTAAAATTTCTTTTGTTTTAATATTTGTAAGTTGTGTTAAGTCGATTCTTTCTTTTTTAATTTGTAAAATTATATTTTCAATTACTTCATTTGGTATTAGTGTAGTTTCTTTACCTTGAAATTGCGCTAATATTTCTTTAAAATGATTAATTCTTTTATAAGCATAAAAACAAACTTCTTTTGGAGGTTCTTTATATGAAGGTTTGTCATTTTCAATAAGATACTGTATTGTTCTATAACAAGAATTACATACCATAACACCCTCGTCTTCAAGAGGTATTAATTCACCTTTATAACATCGTTGACAAACATCCGTTTGACATACAAACGTGTTTATGTCTAAAAATGTATCATCTACGCTACATAAATATTTTTGAACTATATTATTATTTTTATTTTGAATTTTAGTTATTTCACTAACTTCTTCATCATTTTTTTTCATTTTAAAAAAAGAATTAATAGCGGTTGTTTTATTTGAGGCAAACACATCATTAGAATTTAAATTACCTTCTGAAATATTTTTTTTATTTTCAAAATAATCAAATATATATTTTGAATTATCCAAAAAATATTCTTTTTTTTTTAATTTAAGTTTTTTAATTTGTTCTGTAATATTTTTAATTTCATCTTCAGCATCCATTTTTTGTTCAACTGTTAAAGAAATTGAGTTTTTAAGTAAATGTTGTTTAATTTGTTGTTTTTTAAATTTAAGACTTGGTATAATATTTGTTTCATTTACGGAGAATTCAGTTAATAAATCTTTATGTTTAGTATCTAACGTAATTGCGGTTTTTTCGTTGAAAAAAATCTTTTTATTTGTTTTAGGTTTAAATGTTGGCATTATATAGATTAAATTGTGTTTTTATATTATTTACAAGTTAAAACTCATTATTACTTTTCTTATTTTTAATTAATGGATATTAAAATAAATTTAGATTCTTTAAAAGATTTAGAAAATAATGTAAAAGTAGATGCCATTAAATTTCAAAAAATGTTATTTTTATTTAACTCAATAGAACAAGGTTGGAGTGTAAAAAAACGAAACGATGCTTATGTATTTACTAAATTACACGAAAATAAAAAAGAAGTGCTAGAAAACTCATATTTATTAAAATTTATGAAGACGAACCTAGATTTAAATAAAATAATAAATTAAATTTTTGGTGATAATTAAAATGAACCTATTTTAATTTAATTAATAATGAATTAAATTAAAAAATCAAATTTTATTTTCTTTAGCAATAATATAAAATGGGTGGTGGATTAATGCAATTAGTCGCTTATGGCGCACAAGACGTTTACCTTACTGGAAATCCTCAAATAACTTTTTGGAAGGTTACTTATCGTAGATATACTAACTTTGCTATTGAATCTATTGAACAAACATTTAATGGACAGGCCGATTTTGGACGAAGAGTTCAATGTGTCATTAGTAGAAACGGTGACTTGGCTTACCGTACTTATTTACAGGTGACTCTTCCTGAAATCAACCAACTTATGGGTCTTGGAAACTACACAACTGGCCAAAATACTGGTGTTTATGCCCGTTGGTTAGACTTTCCTGGTGAACAACTTATCGCACAAGTTGAGGTCGAAATTGGTGGCCAAAGAATTGACCGTCAATATGGTGATTGGATGCACATCTGGAACCAACTTACAATGACTTCTGAACAACAA